GTCGTGTTTCGCAAACAATTCAATCATTTCATTTTTCATAATATAGTCTCTTCAAAGTAAAAACAACGGGGACACTCCCCAACCAACAAAGACATTATCTCATAACTAAAACAATAATGCAACACTTTTTTTAACTTTTTTTAGAACATTTTGTTATTGAACCCACACGTGGTTATAACGTTTTGGCATATCGTCACAGGAGTATAGGTCACCCTCTGCATAGTTCAGAACTTTGACGCACTCGCCAGTAGAATTACTGAAGTGCACATCTGGTTGATCCAGAACACTATCCACGTAATTAACTGCGACACCCAGAACTATCGCTCCAACCAATCCAGCCACTACCGCTTCTACTTTATCTTTAATAGTCAACATTATACAATCACCTCAACTCGATTATCAAACTCGGTTATACTCATCTCGAATGGAACCATCATCTCTGTCCCCATTCTGTCTATATCGTAACTCTCAGAACCACTACGAGAGTCTTTAACGAAGACCTTATAACCCTCACACAAGTATACCTGACGACCATCCATATCTGCATACATTGGGCCTTTCTCGATTACACGACCGATTAGGTATGAATCATCACGACCTTCCATTGGTTGGAAATCAAACGCTTTAATCACGTCACCAACATTTGCTACATTCTCAAATTTCAACATTATATTGCACCTCTGATTTCATTTATACGGTTAACCATTCTCTTGTACTCTGAATTGTAGTACGTCTCGTTGTAACACTCCTCAGCATCAATCAACATAGCGAGGTCATTCCAAAGGATGGCGAGTTCGGTATTCAACATTTCATTACTCATAATATTTACCTTATAGATATTGGAGGGCAAGGATACTCACTACCACTATAATTGTCAACTGAAATAAAAATCTACCTACTTGTCTCAACATGATTGACTCTCTCAACTCAATTTGTACAAGTATTATCTCATAATCATAACAAGAAGTCAACACTTATTTACATTTATTTCATGAATAGTGGGTATAACTATGGTCGATTGTGCCAAGGTTCTATTTGATGTCCGGATTGGACTAGTGTCTTGGGGAGGTGTTTTGCGTGGATCTTACATCCAATAAACGCATTGTAGTAGTCATCCCGTAACAGAACGTCACGGTCGAATTGTTCTTTGGCTTCAAGGTAGGAACACTCACCTTTGGTTTTGCATAGGTGTAGTATCTCTCGGTAGTATGCTTCACCACCTTTCTTTTCTACCAGTAATTTGAGTTCTTCGGATGACCCATAGTAGTCCATCCAATCAGATTGTTTGGTAACCTTGCGTTTCCGTTTCTGACCTTTTAATGGTGGTAGTCTGCGAGTAGACCAGAAGAACTTCTTACCGACATATTTCTTTCCGGTATCACGTTCTGTAATAAGATAGACGAACCCAACATATTCGCTGAGTTCGTCTTCGGTAGGATTATATTCTGTATTCTTGATGTGCCACATTGTCTTATATAACTGCCATTAAGGGGTCTAATGACTTATATATAAGACACTTAACTTATGATGGTATTGTCTACATTCAGATATATCTGATTGGGGGTATACGAAACATCAACAGATATATATGTACAAAGAACTACACGATCACCCACCATTGCATTACGCGCTCCTGGCCCATTCACCGAAATAACACCCGAACCCTTGGGTGCAAGTATTATGTAAGTAGTCCAACGTTTTCCGTTAGATGCGTTATAGATATCGATTTGTTCATACTCCTGCATCCCTGCGGCAACAACCAAATCTTCATCAATAGCAACGGAACCGTCATACCATAACTCACAGTCAGTGACGGTTCCCATATGCAATTTGGATTTTAGAAAGGTAGAAATCAATCTTCTTCAACCCCTTCGATCTGTTCCAATTCCGCATCTTCACCACACATAGGACAGTGTTGTGGTCTATCGTCAACGTAGTGTACTATGATAGTACTTTCTATGTCACATATAGGACAGATGTTTTCATATCTCAATTTCATGCAGCGCACCCCTCGCCGTCTAGACCACAGACCTGTGGTTCTTCTTCCCAATCCCAATCACCATCCATACCATTCACAGAGTATTCGGTAACACGTTTCTCAAAGAAGTTGTCATGTGATGCACCGTTCAGTACCCAGTCTAACCAAGGGAGTGGATTATCCTTGACCTTGAAGTTAGGCTTCATACCAAGTTGCAACAAACGTCTGTCTGCGATATGACGGATATATGCTTTAACATCCGCTTCAGTCAATCCTTCGATGGTACCGGACTTATATGCAAGTTTGATGAATCTATCTTCCAACTTAACAGCATTCTTTGCCATCTCGTATACTTTAGACTTCAGTTCATCGTTTACTACACGTGGATGTTCCTCACAGAACTCACGGAACAACTTCGCATTACCTTGTACGTGCATAGTCTCATCACGGATAGACCATTCAACGATGGTGCCCATACCTTTCATCTTACCGAAACGTTGGAAGTTCAACAACATTACGAAGGATGCGAATAGACTCATACCTTCATTGAATACAGACTGTGCAAGTACAAGTGCAAGACCTGTGTGAGAGTTGATGTTACCCTCTTTCATGAAGTCAATCTTATCTGCCATCTCTTTGTATTCCATAAAGGCAGAGTGTTCTTCGTCTGGCAGACCCAGAGTATCATTCAACAATGCATACGCACGTTGGTGTACACCTTCGCGGTTTGCAAAGGATGACAACATGTTACGGATCTCATTGTTCTTAAACTTAGGGATCAACAGTTCGTGATAGTTCTCGCCTACCTGCACATCCGACTGAGTGAACAATCGTAGTACCTGAGTGATGAACTCTTTCTCTTGTTCGGTGAGTTTGGTTCTCCAGTCTTGGATATCTTCGGAAAGTTCTGCCTCGTCCTCAACCCAGTGAATCTCTTCGTGTTTCTTTGTCAGTTCTACAGCCCATGGGTATTGGAAGGGTTTGTACGTTTTGGAAAAATCTAGTAGTGCCATTTTTATTCCTGTAATATTGGTAGTATATATGGTGTTAATGTTTTTGCTATAAGTTCATTACCCAAGTCAGACGGGTGAACACAAATTGATATATCAGGATATTCACTAGGGTCTGATCTAACTATATGTTTTACTCTGTGTATCCTTTGAGGTAACCACATTGGTTTGTCATCTATTTCTTCTAACCACTCACCTATAATTATATCAAGTAAAGTATTAGAAGGGTGTTCTGGTTCTATCCAACAGTCTTTTATTTTACCGTGAATATAATTAATGTCTCGGGGTCTCTTCTGAAAAGTTCTTTTCCTTTCGAAAAGAGTATTGTCGAAACTATTGGTCATTATAACAGGCACATCATAGTCTTGGCAAATCATTCTCACCGAATGGTATGATATTTCTGACTGCAATCGTAGTGTAGATATATTTCGATACTCTTCAAGTTCAAGTCTTTCTTTCTCGAATTTTCTTGTTCCGCCAACTATATAGTCTGGATAATCAAAGTCCATGTACTTGTCATTATTTTTTATATACTCATGATTCAATTCCATAGACCTATCGATCCCTGACCAAACCACCAAGATCGATGTGTTGGTCATATCATTCGACTGTATATATCTGAATATTTTGTTTGCGATAGATGTGTTACCAGCCCCTCTCCTTCCGCAGTTGACAACTTCTATACCAAGTTCCCTTTCTAAAAAGTGACACATATTGAAACGTGTCACTTCTGCTTCTGGATAGGCTCTATAACCTTCTACGAAACTATCTCCAAATACTACTAACCTTCGCAAGCTCTACACTCACTATCTTCTTGTGCTGGTGCGTCCGCATTACCCAAGAACAACATTAGTTCTTCGTAACCACCGACATAGTTGCCTTGGATATAGATCTGTGGAACAGTCTTAACACTACGACCAGTCACTTCAGCCGCAGACTTACCAATTTCTTTCAAATCGATATAGTCATAATTAATACCGCGTAAGGTCAATTCTTCCTTTGCAAGTTCACAGAACGGACAGTTGGGAATACCATATACTATACTACGACTATCTTCTTGTAATGCAACACGTTCTACCTTCTCCGATACATTCTCTGCACGAGACTTTGCCTCGGTGCGTAGATAGTATAGACCTTTAAGACCTTCCTTCCACGCCTTGAGATGTACCTTATTCACGTATGATTTAGGTGCACCGGCAGGGAAGAATACGTTCACCGACTGACCTTGACAGATATACTTCTGTCTATCAGCTGCGTGTTGTACTACCCAGTTCTGATCTAACTCTTGTGCGGTCTTAAATATAGACTTCTCACCTTCGGTCAAAAACGGAAGATGTTGTACCGAACCTTTATTGGTGATAATAGAAGTCCAGTTCGATTCATTGTTCTGACCCTTCTCGGTAAGTAGTCGATCAAGGTATTTGTTCTTAACCAAGAAACTACCCGCACGAGTACGATGTGTATATGCACATGCCTTCAATGGTTCGATAGAAGGACTTGTACTCAAAATAACACCAGATGATGCATTAGGTGCAATCGCAATCAAGTGACTGTTACGTCTACCCGAACCAATACCATCAGGATACTCGCCACGTTCTAGGGCCAGTTTCTGTGTTTCTGCGACTGCCTGTATATTAATGTGTGAGAATACAACATCATTCATTTCACGTGCTTTATCAGACTCCCATGCAACTCCATGTTTCTGGAGAAGTGAATGGAAACCCATCGCACCCAAACCAATAGATCGTTCACGTTGTGCACTGTATCTCGCACGACTGATCGAGTCTGGTGCATTCTCTACAAAGTATTCTAGGACGTTATCGAGCATTCGCACGATATCACCCACAATGTTAGTATCTTTCCAGTCATCAAAGTATTCAAGATTCAAAGACGACAAACAACATACCGCAGTACGATCTGCGTTTGTAGGAAGGTGAATCTCATTACACAAGTTCGAACCATTGATCTTGAGACCCAAGTCTTTCAGTGGTTGCGGTAGATCACGGTTTGCAGTATCGATAAAGTTCAAGTACGGTTCACCTGTACGGAATCGAGTCTCTAGGATACGTTCCCATAACTTACGTGCATTGATCGATTCTTTAACCCCATTATCTTTTGGATCACGTAGATCGAACTGACTGTTCGACTTAACTGCTTCCATGAACTCATCGGTGATATTAATTGCATTATGAAGGTTCAATGCTTTACGCTGTACATCACCTGTAGGGATACGCATGTTCAGGAACTCGATGATATCAGGGTGCGAAACATCCATATATGCAGCATAAGATCCTTTGCGTGTTTTACCTTGACGGTACGCAATCATGTCAGCATCTACGGTATGTATGAATGGCATAGGGCCAGGCGCAACGTCAGACACGGTACGGACATCCGACCAATGACCCCCTACACCACCCCCCATGACCGACAACCAACGCAGTTCTGCGGTGTGTTCGATCAATCCTTCTAGGGTATCTGGTACATAGGTAAGGAAACAAGAGATAGGCATTGCCTTTGATTTCTTACCAACAACAGGTGCGTTAGATAAAACGGGAGACGCATACATAAACCACTTGTTACTAACATAACCATAAAGTCTTTCTGCAAGGTCTTCGTCCATTTCTTCTTTGTATATTGACCAAGCCTTCGCTGCACGTAAAAAACCTTCTTGTGGACTCTTCTCACCATCTTGTAAGTAAAAGTCCTTCAACATACCAATCGCATAATCTTCTAATAAAGCGTCTTTCTTCTTATCTATTCTCATTTATTCTCTGCCACCGCTGTAATCGTAAAATGGTTCATCTTCAACAAACTCGTAATCCTCAATGATATATTGTTTACCTGTATCTATAAAGGTATCTATCATCTGATATAATCGTTCATCCTGTTCTTTCTGCGTCAGTAAACCCTCCCACATGAAGTGGTTTATTAAAGACGCGGTGTAATTTTTGACTATAAATCTGTCGGGGTGAAGGTATTTATCATCGGTACCTTCTAAAGATACGTAGATTATCTTATTTTTTTCGAGACCAGCCAGTCCCAAATTGTCTTGTAGGATATGTAGGTCAGACAGATCTTCGTCTCCCTGAAAGACAGAGACACTGACCCCTTTACGTTCAAACGTTTTCATGATATATTCCTTAATGTATAGGGGTAATTATAACAGAGTGGGGGTGGGGTGTCAAGAAGTTTTGTTGATCTTTCCCATCAATCGCTTGAGGATAGCAATTTGATCTTTACGTTTACGTTTCTTGTCGTACTTCTTACGGACGATGACAGTATCGGAATCGTCTCCGGTACCAACTACAGAAGATGTGGTTGTGTCTTCGCTAAATTTATTGAACGTTTTCATCGGTAGTTCCTGTTCTTTGTAGTAACATAGCTGTTGTCATCCTATCATTTATTTCCGCTTGGGGATTCTTGATCAGTTGGTTATTATCAAATTGTAATGTTGCCGCTATCCGATACGGATGATGGGAACTTGTATGGACATGATTTACTAATGCTCGAATGTGTCGAAAGAGGTTAACATCATCTATTAAGATCCACTCAATCTCGGCCTTATTACATAAGTCATAGTCGTTCATTATACCTTCTATACTATGATCCCCATCAATATATACCATATCATAATTTTCACCTATGATATTATCCGGAGTTAGATGGTGTGAATCTTTTATACCAAACTTAAACCTTTCTCCGAATATGGATTTTAATTTCTGAGCGCATGGTCGAGTATAGTTGTGTCTACCCAAGTCAAGAGAATGTACTACTGTTTCGGGGAGTACTTCCAGAAAACAAAATGCGGAATGTCCCGCATTAAATCCTATCTCTAGTATTTTTTTGGGTGCAATAGTATCAAAGATAGAGGTGAACGCTTCTACGGTAATATCCGTCAATAACATATGACCTTCCCTCACCTTCAAGTTGGGGAAGTGTTCATCGAACTTATCTTGTATACTCATTTAGTAATTTCCGCAGTAGTAATATAGACCTTCTGACTAGATTTCAAGTGCACGGCTTCGTAAACTTGTAACCCCAATAGTTCATCAAAAGGATGAGTTTCTACGATTCTGATTTGATCACCCTTCTTCACAATCTCTTCACACTTAGTGGTGATTGATTCATTCTTCATTTTGTATATGCCAGGCGATAGTTCATTGCCTTCTAACATAAACCACTTAGTTTCTTCGGCGAGACAGTCCAGAACATCAATACCAGTCTCAGCATGAATCTTGTTTAAGTTCTTGTCAGAGAGTTCACCATGTTCTTTGATGAGTGCGAGTGCCGCACCATAACGTGCAACCACGGACTGACCGCCCGGTGCTTTTGCCATGATTCGTTTTAGATTGAAAACAAGTCTATGGAATGGTGTATAGTGCGAACGATAGGCATCCCGATCATCCGTAGAGTTCAGGTTGAAGTCTTTGTTCTTGTTACCATCTGCATCAATGATACCCGCCTTGAATGCTTCTGTCTTGTCAAACGGTGTGACTAACAGTTTCAAGAAACGTATCGTGTATACGAGGTCTGCTGCTGATTTTAATATTCCCATGAGTCTATTTATACCTTAAATTTCTTTGTCATTGTTACATCTTCAAAATAATTTTGAGGGTGTGTCTCTCTCAATTTCACTAACATCTCCTGCGAATACTTGGTTGCTACACTGAAGTTAAACGCAATAATTGTCTTGTTATCATCATGGGTCTTTGGGGGTGAACGATGTAGATAACCAGAAGGGAAAATCAACAAATCACCTTCTTCTACTTTCGCATTAAAGACTTCACCTTCAAAATTCATGAGTTCGGTTTCTTCACCTTCTGGAAGGTCTATGTAGTATATACCAATCCATTGACACCCAAAATGATTATGCCAATTATCATAGTCACCCTTAGTCATTTGATGGAACCACATAACATCAACGAAAATCTGATAGTTTAACCCAGTGTCGGATCTGACTGCAACGTCCCTAGAAAATTTGTGTAGTAGAGGGGCTGCACCCTCCCAAAAAATAGTTTTATATTTTTGATTATAATCTGGATCTATGGGTGGAACTTTCCAATCAACATATCCAGTCTTATTATTTTTGTCAAACCAACTGGCATAACTCCTACGCATTTGAAATTCAGGATAGTTTATATTGAGAGATTTTGGATGATTGTATCCATCATAATGAGAAGATGCTTGTTTCTGAGATTGATCTCCCTTCGGAAAATTTTCAATCAATATACGCAATTTCTCATTCAGTCTTTCATAGTTCTCAGGTTTATATGTCCAGTAATGTATCATCTTCGTATCCAAAGTTCACCCTGTTTAGTAGTCAATAGAACAGGAATTTTTTTCCCTATACTTACGAAAATCTCCTCTGCGAGATTATCGAGTAACTGTTTCTTTTTATCATGTTGAATTTCTGGTGGTAGAGTTTTATCCAAAGAATGTAAAATCAAAATACCATCTCGTATCCTTGGAAGAATTTGACTTTGATTTGGTCTATAATCATCTGTAAGGTTTTCTGTAATATAGGAACAAAAGAAATCATCACATATTTTAGGTTTGTTATTCCAGATAGAACATCCAGTGTCACATAGTTTATTACAAGTCTGCCACGCACCAAAGTTTATATCATATTTATCGGCTTCATTATGTGTGTCATATTCTTTCCACTCACCTGTAAATCCAAGAACTTCACAGCAAGCATGACAATCACCACACTTAGATTCTGCGGGGGATATCATATCTTTCTCAGTTTTTCAACCACCACTGGATCAAGACCTATACCAGTGAGGTCAGTATTGATGTCTATGGCCTTCAGGAATATTAGAAATGGTTTGAGTGCATTCCAGTGTGGGGGATCAATCTTGAGTGCAAGCATCTCAATACCAGACTCAAATCCCCAACAGTTAAAGATGACTATCAAATGATTCAGTACTAGTCTCTCGGATAACTCACCCGAAACTTCGTACTTGTTTAACAATCGTTTAACATACTTGAATCTTTTAATATCATTAAAGAACTCTTCACTATCGATACAAGTCGGATTGTAATAGTTCTTCGCTGCGTATATTGTAAATGTTTTATGTGTAAGTATCATCTATAAACTCTGGTAAAGACATATAAGGTTGGGGTGATTCATTTCTTTCTTCGAGAATATTTATCTTATCGATAAGTGGTCTCATCCATTCCCAACAATTTTTTCTGATCTTTGTTACCGATTGGTCATTTTCAGTTGTCATATATGTGGGGTAACGATTTTCTTTTCTACGAACCACATTATATTTTCCGTCAAGAGCCATTTTCTTCACCTTCAAAAACTGTAGAGTGTCTTCTCCAATTGTCAGTTCTTTATCGAAATGAATTTCTTTAGCGATATTTCTAGAATAGAAAACCATTCTAGTCATATATTCTTTAACCTCAGAAAATTTGTTCATGACATGGTTGAACTCAACTCTATCAACAGACCATTTGTGTGATGTCGGCGCATCCATATGTCCCCTTGTCATAAAATGCCATAGGAGAGTTTCATAAACTTGGGTTGCATATTGAGGATTCGATTTGTCACAGGGATATGTCAACTCGGTCAGTTTAATATCTTCTTTGGTTAACTTAGTTAAATCTTCACACAATTTTAGAATGTAGTCCGTATCTAATCCAGTAGTTATTCTTGGTTGTCGATAGTGAACTATCATATCGGGAGGAGTTGGGTGTTGTGATACTGACTTATATAATCTATATCCAAGAGGAGTAATAAAATCATCACCGTCTATCTGAACCATATAATCATTGTCACTTTCCAGAAATAACTTGATCACAGAATTCTTGCCGGTGGCAGGAGTGCCATCAGAAGGGGTTATATAATATTCGAGATCGTTTTCTATACAGTGTTCTTCTGCGTAGTCACGGTAGTTGTCATCGCGAGTATTGATGACAACTACCAGATCTTCAGAATGTATAATTTCACTATTGCGTATGAGACTCTCTAAAGAATTAGAGGTTAGCAAATAGAATTTCATGATATACCTTATATATTATTTAAGCATCAATCGTTCTAGTAAGGTCTTCTTAGTAGCTCGTTTACTTACTTCGACACCGGATTGTTCTGCGATTGCTTGCAGTTCAGTCTTAGTCATGTCTTCGAGAGACTTGTTGTTCGCGGGCGCTTCCTGAAGTAATTGTGGTTCTTCAACAACAACTTCTTCAGTTACCAACGAAACACTATTGTATTCGTCAATCTGATCTTGGGTGAAACGTTTTGATACAAACAACTCACCGGTCTTGGGGTCAGCCCAACCACGAAGGGTTGGGACTGCGTTCTTACACCATTTAGGACATTGCATAATTACTCTCCGTTATTCCGGTGCTTTACCAGAAAGGATTTGACGGATGACTTCGTACTCTTTCATCTCTTTTTTCACAGTACGTTCTTTAGGTTCTTCGATCTTCTCTAACTCATCGTGGGGAATCTTATCCACTTTGTGTTTTGCCTTGAACTCTTTACCCTTGGGTGATTCTTTTGAATCAATCTCTTCGGGTGGAGTTGCACCTTTCTTCTGATTGACAGCTTCTTCAACCTTAGACCACATTTCAATGAATGCTTCACGGGTGTTTACTCGGTTGACAGATTCGATCTTAGAGATCTCTGCGGTAGCATCAGAAGTCTTAGGGTTGGTATCAGTCGCCTTCTTCTTCTTAATTGGTGTCTTTGCGTCACCTTCACCGTCCGATTCTACTTCTTCGGCATCATCATCTTCTTTTTCGGCTTCGGTTTCACCTTCGTCTGCATCACCATCTTTCTTGGGTGGCATTTTCTTCTTAGGTTCTTCCTCTTCGTCCTTCTCTTCCTTCACGCCCTTGGCAGGTTTCTTACCACCGTCAATCGCGTCATCAGTTGCAGCACGTTTCTTGTGAAGATACTCGTCAGAAGAATCAACATCTCCATCGTTATCGATGTCCTTATCCTTACGATCTTTGAACTCTTTATCGTTCGCTTTATCGTCTACTGGATCAAGTTTCTTTTTTGCTTCGGAGACCATTGACAAATATGCCTCCATTGTACCCTTTAGTTCATTTGACATTTTTAGTCTCCGTTTTAGAACCACATCATTTTAACGATGGCGCCAATTATTGCAGCGACACCGACAAATGATAGTCTGTTGATGATACTCACGGTGTGAGCATTTTCGTTTACTTTAGTTTCAATAGAATCCAATTTCTGAGAAAATCGATTCATACGTTCAAAGTGATTTTGATTTTCTCTTTCCATAGAAAGGATCTTTTCCTCGGTACGTGCGAGACTAATCATAGCTTCGGCAAGTTTATCGATTTTAAGTTCAATTCTGTCTAATCGATGATTAGATGTATCGTTATTGGGCATCATGGATTCCATTTGATCTATTGGTGTATTTATACTAATTGTCAACTTTAGATCCCCCGCGCCACTGATAACAAGACCAATATCTTGCTTTCCATTTTGGGCCAGGGTTTGCACAGTTGTGTCTTGCTCTAAATGACTTTCTTCGGTTGGGGTCATCCCGTTTGATTGACATATTGGGATCACCGAACCTAACTACAACAACCTTACCTGCTTCGTTCTTAACGTATACCTTGAACTTCTTGTTAGGGTTCTCGGATGTACGAATAGGGTCATTAAGTTTGACCTTCTTACCTTGGTACTCGGACTCAGTTATTACCAAGTCCTCGAACAAATCGGTACACTCGCAATGTTCATCTATCTCATTGTAGTGGTTAAACTTTTTCATATTAACTCACGTAGAAGTTTAGTTCGTAGGGTTTCTTTGCACTATCACGATTGTAGACTTGAATAGACAAACCTTGACGTACAGGTTTATCATTCTTGGTCAACTTCAAAGTATGACGTGTAGTCTTACCACGGCCAGGTTTACCCTTACCGGTAGTTACTTGATTGAACCAATCGTCTTCAACTACTTCAAATCCTTTCTTCTCTGCTTGTGCTTTTGCGTGTTGAACTGCGGCAGAGTATGTGTCGAAGTAAGTGTCCTTTGCAGAATCTTTACGTGCTTCACGCAAAGCGAAGAATGTCATCTGAACAGATTCCTTCATTGCGGGATAAGTGCCTTTTTTGAGACGGGCAACGACTACGCCACGATCCGATACAATGAAGTCCCCATTAGACGCAAAAGAAGAGGTCAAATCGGGATCCATTTTTCTTCCCACTTTTTTAAGAGCAGTCTTCATCAAGTCGTTGTAATATTTTTTGGATTTCGATTCATCTAGTTTACCTTCTTCGAGGTCTACTGATTCCTTCATATCTTTCATCAGTTTCTTTACGGTCTTGAGGTCAAGTCCAAGTTCCTTAGCAATCTTCTCAGCAGGTACCTTCTCTTGAACCATCAGGTGGAAGTCAGACATCGCACCTTCATCAAGTCCTTCGGTCGCAATCAACTTCCAACCTTGTCGTTTCATCTTGTCAGCAGTCGCACCATCAACCTTACGGGTCATGTTACCTTTCTTGACGGTGTACTTCTCAGCACCTTCCGCAACTTTCTTTGCTTGCGCAGTTGCGATTGCCATCTTCTTGTCCATAGGCATATCGGGTTCGTCTTTCTCAATTGCCTTTGCAATCTCTTCCCGTTTCTTTTTCTCTGCGGGTGTGAGAGTCTTCTCTCTCAATTCTTTAAACGACTTCACTTAGTGTACCTCACCACAAATATAGTGTCCTTGACAGTCTTACCTTTCGGTACACCACGGACAGCATTCTTATCCATATCGAAGTTAATATTGGCAACAGTTTGTTTTGCGAACTTACCATTCTTCAACCAGTGTGCTTTGAAGTCACCATAGTTATCTGACTTAACAGTATACTCGATGTTGGGATTCTTCTTAGACAGGGCAACCATTTTCTTGATACCCTCATCTCCCATATAATATTCGCCTGCTGTTTTAGATGTTCCACCAAGAGTGACTAGTTCGCGTTTCTCTCTGATTTGTTGAAATGTTTTCATGTTATGCTAGATCCTTATCGTGATTTAGGTTGCCTTTCTTCTTCTTGACGATGAACGCATTGACTCTTGCGTGTCCCCACTGTTGTGGGGTAGTGCCTGGACGGTGACCCGTCTTCCATGCAGCAACACCACGGTTATATACTTTCTTCAGTGTATCTACCGAGATACCAGACTTCTTTGACTTAGCTGCAATGCCATCCGATCCTTCTTTAACGTCAAGTGTATCATACACTGAATACCGCCCTTCGGCAAGGTATTTTTTAAAATTAATCATTTAGTTTGCCTATTCTTTTGTCTTGCGCGAGCGAGTCTTGCACGGTCTAGAATACGGTCGTGTTTCTTCTTATCAGTCTCTTTCTCACGTTCAATCTTCTGAGAGGCAGCATCTACAGGATCAGTCGCTTCTTTAACACTCTTCTCATATGCTTTAGCGAGATTCCTAGCATCAACACCGTCATACTGTTTTGCAACCTGTCCAGCATAATAAACAACACCGTGTCTAAGGTTACCACCGGTTTCTTTCTTCTTACGGTCAATGATCTTACTAAGAACATCCAGTGCATGTTGGTATTTTTTAGGACTGAGTTTAGACCCGATCATATCCTTCATCCAACGAGGAGTCATATCTTCCTCGACAGATTCGTACTTAATCATAGGATCAGGTGACTTGAAGTTCTTCTTACGCATTATTGTTTTGTTAACAACTTCGAACTCACCGTTCTTCCAGTTGACCACAACAGGTAGGTTAAGATCTGACTGCATGTCCTTCAGGATTGCCTCAGAGTTACCGTGTTTTTTGATTCTCTTACCCTTGTTGTCAGCCATCTTCTTGAAGAGTGCTTTGATCTCGTCAACAGTGATTGCAGGTTTGTTGCGTTTGTCATTTAGACGATCTGCGAAGTGACGGGTAAATTCGATATCAACATCAAACTTATTAAGTAGACGGTCACCAAACTTCTCTAGGTCATTGATCTCTTTCTGTGATACATCTTCATACATGTCCTTGAACTGCTTGGTGTACTTGGATGGTTTCGTCTTTGCGGTTGCATCGCCTGGAGCGGGTTTGTATGCAGAGTCATCATCGTCTGCTTTCTTACCGTGTTTCTTGAAGTGTGCATCACGTGCAACTTTGGTGGACTTCTTCAGTCCCGAGTGATAACGTGCAGGTTGTGTACCTTTACGATCTTTGATATCTGAGTCTTGTTTCTCTAGTAGTTCTACAGCATCTAACCATTTGCGCAACTTACCGTTATCTGTTTCCACGATAACATAGTTAGCACCCAATACAGATACAGTTCCTATTTCATCGCTTTCTTTGATAACAACAGTGTCACCTACTTTAAACAATTCACCTTGAACATACTGTTCTCTTGTTTCAGAAACAGTTTCCAGTTCAATGTGATTCTTGAATTCAAACTCTTCCTTGAGACCCATTCCCTTCCGAACATCATTGAACAACTTCCGTGTATCTTTATCGGACATTCCTTTCGGTACACCTTGTGCAAATGTAACGAAGTCATTCTTTGCTGCATTCTCACGTTGTTTAGACGCAGACATGCCTTCAACACCAGTCGCATCAGGATCACGTTCACCCGCAGAGACAATGTTGATTTTCTTGAAATTGTAGAAACCATGACGTGCCTTTGTACCGTTGTACTTATTCAACAATACATCGAACTCACGTATACGGTCTGCACCAACAACCATGTTGATCTTAGTATAACCTTGATCGTATAGTTTTACTGCAATATCAAATACGGACTTGACATCCTTATCTAACATTACTTGACGTGCATGTTTAGGAAACATCTTACGTACATGTTTCACTTTATCTGTGTAGGATAGGGGATCTTTCTTGGGATTCTGTGATTGTGAGACATATACTTTATAGTCTGATTTACCAGACTTCTTTGCAAGTACATCCATCACTTTACCGTGACCAATAGTAGGAGGATTCATTCTACCAAAGGTAAAATAAACTTCACGATCTTCTTCGATCAGGTATTGGGTAAAATTCTTAATCGGCACTTTTACCACCCTTCTTACGTTCCATTTCTTTTTTACGTACTTGGGGTAGTAGTTTACGAGATAACTTATCGATAACGTTTTTCTTCTTTTCGAGTCTCTTCTCTATGTCCTGTCTACGTGACAATGAGAGTTCGCCTTTAGGAGTATCTTTGGTAAGTTTCTTGAGTAGGACATTACGTGCAGCCTTTCGTGCACGTTTCTTCAGAGTGTCCATAGAGGCAATCTTACGTTGAGCACGTTTGCGACCCATTGCAATCTTGGCCTTGTTCTTTTTAAACATGCGACCACGTGCAAGACGTTGGGTCATATCCAATGCTTCGTTCTCTACTTCCTCACCAGTGTTTCCGGTAGGAATATCTTTCTTGCGTTTCTTAGCATTGTACGCAAGTTGATCATCACCCGTTTGAGTGTAATCTACAGATGTAAAATCTTTGAATCTAAGCGGTTTCTTTGCCACTTTGTTTTCCTCTGGTTTATCCCATTAATTACGACTAGGTTTGTCCCAGCCTTTTAATATATCGGGTGAAAAGTTGTTGTATGAAAACTCCATACGGTCAACAAGTTTCACTGCGTCACCACCAAGTTTGTCTATTGCCACATAACCTTCTTCACCAGTCACTTTGTAACCAGTTTTGGTTTGAACGAATGTGTCAATTTTCTTTAAACTGTTAAGTTTATTTATAAGTTTTAGTTTCGCAAGTACAATCATTTTCTGCAAATCGAACATCTTTTCTAAAGAATCTAGATTCTTCGGAGAGAAAAACTTTAAGATTTCGTCTCGCTTTTCGACTTGGGCGTTCTTGCCTTTCTCGGTTTTGCGTTTGTCGATTTCTTTTTGGTACTTGTCTTTGATGTACTTGACGAGGGCTTTGGCGTGCTTTTTCGAGTCGCCGGGCGTTTGACCTTTTCGGACGTAGGTGTTGTTGAAGGTTTCGATTGTTTGGGCGAGGGCGGGGTTTCCTTCAAGGGTTCTGAGGGTTGTTCCACTGATCTGGTTAAAAAGTTTACCAGCTTTTGAAAGATATTCATTTACTTGCTCCGTTTCTTTTTCGGTCATTGTTGCATCTACAGATCGCAACATTGCATCTTGTGACCATACGTTTTTAGATTTTTTTAGTTTAGAAACATCTACACCGAAGGATGCTGTCATCGATTCAAATGTTTTACCCTTATATGTAGTGTGCCACACTATACCGATTTTTGCATCGCGTACTTCCTTCGACTGTTCAAATGGTATTGCATATACGATTGTGTTGGGGTGGAAGGTAGTGTACTGTACACCATCAATTTTCTTCGTACCCAGATCACCTCGACCAAATAGGAAGTCTCCTTGGATAACTCCCTTGATACCAAGTTCAGGTAAATACTTCAACGCATCCTTGAGTTTCTCTGCGAGATCACCAGACGTATCTGCTTCAACGTCTTCGGGTGTCTTGTATACCTTGGGGTTCTTATTGAAGATACCTTTCTTTGCAACAAAGAATTTACCATCCGAGGGATCTTGTCCGCAAAAGATAGCAGGTGCACCATCCCACTTGGTGGATAGTCCCGCAGTACCTTTACCGGCAAGCATGTCACGCAATTCACGTAATGCAAATATTGCTTGACGTGTACCATTCACACCCCCGTAGATGACCTTATCTTCGATATG